TCTGCTGTGGTTCCTGCTCCAAATTGAATTTGGAGTGTATTAGAATTTCTTAAACGAGTAGTAAATCTATGTTGTACTTTTTTGAGTTTTAATAAGTAAGGAGTATCTCCTGAGTATTGGGATAAGTTAGGATCATTAACATTAGTATTTTTAATACTATCATAAATCATTTCTTGACCTAAATAATCTACTTCATGCCATTTGTTACCTTCACTATCTACACAATCTAAAATTCCTATTAAATTAGAGGCATTGATATCTATAGTATTAAATTTAACTGGAGATCCAAAAGAAAAAGTAGTTGAATTTATTGTGGCTGAAATGGCTTTGCGAGTTTTCTTTAATAAGAAATATTGCGGGATATTTCCTGCTACTTGATATACTGTTATTTCGGTAGGATCGCCAGAACTAGATACAGTAAAATCTACAGGATCATTTACTAAAAATGAAATATTTGAAGTATTAGTTACTGTTGAATTAGCAGCTATAGATAAAGCATAATTAAAATCAGGTACACGAGATCCACCAGATGATATAGCAGGAACTTTTTGATAAAAATCTATATCAACTACTGCTACTCCAGTTACGTTTGGTTTATAACCAAACATATATGCTAATTCAAATAAGTTATTTGACTGACGAGCAAACTGTAAATAATTTTCTTGAACTTGATTATCTAAATAAAATGATAAAACATCACCTACATATGCCGCCATTTCAATAATCATCATTCCTGGAGATGCAGGACTGAAATCATTGTATGTTGTGGGGAAATATGTTTTAGTATAATCTATAAGACTAGCTCTAAATTCACTAAAATCTTTATTTATATATTTTATATTTTTGTTAATAGCCATTATGTAAAGATTATTTCAACTTGATCAGTCATTCCAGTATTAATAATACTGTAATTTAGTACTATATTTATTTCATTGGTATCAGGGTATTGTAAAACATTTAAACTTTCTACTTTAACATTAGGAAAATAAATTTTTAATAAGCTCTGAATGTTTTCTTTAAGAAAAGCTATACTATCTGTTGCTATCTGTTCAAATATGAATTTTCTTAAATTAGCTCCAAAATTTACATTTAAATATCTTTCTGGGGGGTTTGTTAAAAAGAAATTTAATAAATTGTTTCTAATAGCATCTTTTGTAGTATATGTAGAAAAGAAAACAGCCGGAGCATTAAAAGGGATAGCTACACCAACCGCTGTTCCAGGTCGTGTATCAATAGGAAATATTTTCTTTGCTCCGAATGCCATTATTTACTAATTAAATTCATTATTTGATCTAAACCTAATTGTCCTTGAGGTAAAGCACTACCTTCAGCCATAGTATTTATAGGACCATTTATTTTAAATTCACCTTTTAATCCAGATTCAGGACCTTGAGCCATATCATTCAGAATATCCATATATGCCTGTTTAGTGTTTACTGAGGATGGAGTGAATTTATTTAAAGAATTAGTGTTAAAGTTTAACGTTCTATCGTCACTTACTTGATAAGATTCTTTAAGCGGTTGTTTATTAGCTTTAACTGCCTCTAATAATATATCTTTCAATTCATCACGAATTGCTTCTTTTACTGCTTCTTTAATAATTTTTTTAAGTATATCGGTTTTCATATCTATAATAAATATTTAATTAATCAGCTCTTAAATTATTTGAATCAATAATTAGTTTAAGTTCGTTTATTAATACTTGATCTAATGTAGTAAATGATAAAGGAGAATGTAATAATATAATTCCACTATTATTTTTAGCTACGGCTCTACGTCTATTAACTGTAGGTGAATAAGGTACTATTTCTATTTCCAGTACAAAACCTTTATATATGTTGTTTTGAGGAATATTTTCTTTAGTAATAATTATATTATTAACATAATCATTATATGGATCTAAATTATCTACCCCACAATATCTTAGTTTACTATCTATTGAATTAAGTAAATTTACTAATTGTAATATAGTATTATTAGTAAAATCTAAAGCCTTTTCTATAGAAGATATACTATTTTTACCTTTAGTAATTAAAGGTTCTAAAAATTCTTCAATATTTTTTAAATTATTAATAGTACTAATAACTATACCCGGTGTTCCTGGGGGAGATGGTATAAATGCAACTGCAGCAGAAGCTACTATTCTAGATGTTTTTGCAGTTTTTAAAGCTTTTTCAGATGTATCTACTGTAGTTGTTAAAGGTTTTAAAGTTTTAGATAAAGTATTTATAGTATTAGCAGTTGTATTTATTTTATTTACTAATTGATTTCTTATATTTAATAACTTTTGTAGTTCTACTTGAGTAGGACATGAATTAATCATGTTTTCTAAAGTAGTACCTATTTTTTCAATGGCTAAACTTCTAGCCATATCAACTATTTTTGGTACTAGTTGAAGAGCCAATTGTTGGCTTTTTTCAGCTATTAAAAGAGCTATTTTATTCATTTACTCAAATGGATTTATAAAACAAGATTTTATTGATTTTGTTGTTAATTTAAAATCAAATATGCTTGCTTGTTGTGTTTGAGTTATTTTATCTTTTTGTTGAGGTGTTATTTTAGCCAATACCTCTTGAGATTTAGTACTATCCTTATTTATATCATATTCAAAATGCCAAGCTTCTGGGGGTGAAAAATTTTCTCCTGTCCAAATCCAACCATATGTTATTCCGTTATTTGCTATCCATTTTTGAGTTTCGTCTTGGAGAGCTTTTTTAGGTGTTATTATATTTTTATTAAAATCTTTTTGAAGATAAGCTCCACTTTTTACTGTTCCTACTACTGTTCCATGATTTTTTATAAAAATATCTATTGCTAATCCATAACCATGATAAGACGTTCCTGGAGTTGATGATGCGTTATTTACATATTTTATATATTTTTTATAAAAAGGATCACTTTTATAAGAAGGATTTTCTTCTCCTTTAATAAATGCTTCTAAAGCATCTCTATATATCTCATATGTAGCCCATTGTGTTGCTTCTCCAAGAACTCCATCAGCATAGTATTTACCATCTCCAGGAGAACCTATAGGTCTAAATGAATCTGAGAGATCATACCCATATCCAGCTAATATTAAGGAATTTAACATCTTTTTTAAAGATTCGGCTGCTGGTCTCCATAATTTTTCTTTGCCTTCAACTACTATTAAATCTTGATTTTCTCCGTTTTTAAGTGTTATTATTTCTCCGGTTGATTCAATATTAATAATTTTAACTTTGGGAACACCCAAAAGGTTAGCTTTTTCCTCTTCTTTAAATTTAGCTAGTTTTATTTTACGATCTATTAATTCAGAATCAGCCATATTATAAAGTAAAATTACGTTTTGAAGTTAATTTACATTCTTCAGGAGTTGTACCTAATTCTTTTAATACTGATTGTAAAATAGTTGATATTCCTATACTTTTTATATTAAGTTTAGTAAACGTAGCTGGAGAGTTAGGAACTACAGGATCTGAAGTTAAATTTTTTAATTCATTAGTTAAATCTAAAAGAGAAGATACTAAATTTTTTAATAATTCAACAGTAGTATTTCCTAATAATAAAGGTTCATTAGCTAATGAATTATTACCTAAATAAATTTCATCAGATTGAATTAATACTTTTCTAGTATCTATGTTTACTGATTCTTGAGTATTTAAATTGATAGACTGAGCTGCACTTAGTAATATATGATCTGAAGAAGCATTAAATACTAATCTTCCTGAATTTAGGAGAATTTGGGCTCTATTATATTCTTTTGGTAAAATAGGAGAATCATAATTAGATCCGCTATAACTAGTATAATCATTTCTAGCTACATCTATAGGAACATTTTGAGTGCTAGTTAAATAAATAGATGAATAATCATTATTTATATTTTCTACTGTGGGGATCCATCCTTCTTCACTTTGATTTCCTTGTCCATTTCTAATTATAGTAATAGGATCTCCATTACTTCCAATACTAGACCAATTATTAAAAGAATTTTTAACTGTACTTCCTAAACGAATTGAATTTCCCCATCTACCTTCATGAATAACATCTCCTTCAAAAGGTAATAAGGGATGAATATTAGCTCTTTCTATAAATGTTTTACCTAAAAATATTTCAGTTGATTTATCAGATACTCGTCTAACATCACCTGCTTGAGTTGAAAAATAATCTTGATTTTGTTCTTGAGGAGGAGTATTTGGGTTTTCTGGGTATCCGTTATGGTGAGGGTGATTCCATAAACTTATAGTATTAATATAATATGAATTAATAGAATATGGATTTTCTCCTATATTAGTATTAGGGGCTGAAATTATGTATACTAATTCATTAATTAATGGGAATTTTTTAATGTTAGTGTCTATAGGTTTAGCATAACCTGTTATAGTTTGAATTCTTTTATCAAGAGTTTCATATTTTATAATCCCTACTCCATTCCATCCACCAAAATTATTAAATAAAAATTTATCTTCTGTACTTAATAAAATTTCTTTTACTCTAACTATAGTAATTACATTACTTAACTCTTCAGCTAAATTAGTAATATAAGAACTATTAATATAGGAATTATATCTTTCTTGTTGACCGCTATAACCTTCTTTAAATACCATTTTCTTTATTAGGATTTAAATTTTCTTGAATTTTATTTATTTCACCTAACAATTGAGCTTTTTCCTCATCAGAAATTAATAAACCTTCACCTTTTTCATTTGTTGAAGTTAAACAACGTTGAATAATAGTAGCCATTTTAATAAGTTGTTCATCGTTTTTAACACCTATTTCAAGATATTCTTTAATTAATGGAACAACTAAAGTAGCATCACCAATATCATCAATTAAAGGTTTTAATTCTTCAATTAACGTAGATATTTGTCTTTCTTTTTTCTTTTGGTTATTATATATTTCTTGAAATAAATCTTTTAACTTTTTATTACCAAAAATATCTGAATCTAAACTATTCATGAGTATATATATTTATTTGTTATAAATACTAAATTCATTGAAATTTTATATATCCGTTTTCTAAATAAAAAATATAACCTTTTTTATATACACTATATAATTTATCAGCTATTTTAGTGATTTTAGGTGTTTTAACATCTATCATTTCTCTTATATAGATATATAGCGCTTTTTTATTAAATATGTCTAAACTATCACGTTTTCTAAATATTTCAAGTATAGCATCAGCTATTTTAGCATCGTGTTCTTTAGGAAAAATAATATAGATGTTTGCAGTACAATATTCTACAAATAAATCTGTAAATAAAGATATTTTATCGTTATGACCTAATTTATCACTGGGGGAGTTATTTTCCTCAATTACATAAGAATGATTACTATCCTCTTCTAAAAGTACTACAGGAACTGAATTAATGCGTTTTTTATAATTTTTTTCATTATACAATATTAACCAACGTTTAACTATAGTACCAAAATATGAATATGCTTTAGCACCTTTACTAGGATCAAATAAATGTATCTTACTGAGTAGAAATGTTATAATTTCATGTTGTAAATCTTCGATATTCTCAACTTCAGTATAATAGAACTTAAATGTATGAATAATATTTTGAGTTAATTTAAAAAAAGCATAATGTATTTTATCATTATAAATTCTACTACGTTCTTCAAAATCTGTGCTTAAATTATAAGCTATTATAGCATTTTCAGTATTTTGAGTAAAATAATTTTTATCAGCCATATTAATTTACTTTAAAATTATTTAATTGATCTTGTAAATATTTTAAAGTTTGAAAGAAAAATCCTATTTCATCATCACTTGAAAACATACCTCTAGAATCAACTTCTTTAAGTTTTTGTTCTGAGGATTTAATAGTGTTAGATAAATTAATCATATATTTTTCGTATGATTTAATAATATCTTCACATTTTTCGTTTTTCTTAATCATATTGTAGTTGGTAAAACTTAATGCCACTACTAATACAGATAAAAGAGTTATAGTTACTATTACCATATTTTATAAAATAAGAAAAGGCTGTAATTTTCATTACAACCTTTATTTTTAATTTATTATTAATTAATCTTTAAAAAAATCATCCATTACGTTTTTCAAACCTTCACTTTTAATATTATTAAGTGCTTTAGTCTTAACCGGGGTTTTCTTAATTGACTTAGTCAATGTATTATCCTTTTTCTGGATAGACAAGTTATCCTTAAATTTTGGGAACCATTCACGTTCAAATTCAATACGTGCTGCCATTAAATCCGCCTGATGGATAATATGAATTAATGAAGTACGCGGTTTAGTTTCTGGCATCCAAGACATTAAGTATGATTTATTAGCATCATCATATAAACCATCATGTAATTTAATAGCTAAAAATTCATTTTTGGTATAGGGAATATCGTGTTTAGTAAGTAAATATAAACCACGATCTGGGACAGACATAAATTCAAGTTTATCGTTAAATTTATAATCTTCACCCAATTTATCCTTACGCCATTGATCAGTCTGAGGAATGTATGATTCATTTTTTTCATCACCCATTTTACCTAAATCATGATTCATAGCCGAGAATACTAATTCTTCAGTAGTGTAGTTTTTAGCAACACCAAACTCAGTCCATACTTGATCAAATTTAAGAGCGGCTTGAATAACACGATTAACGTGTTCAACATACCCACCTGGAAAAGCATTATGGTATTCTTTTTTATGAGACGCAGGCATAAGCATAATACGTTCTGCGTATTTTTCGTAAAAGTTTTTTAAATAAGTTTTACGTGGTTCTGAGATATATTCATCAATATATGATAAAAATTGATCCCAATTTTGTTGGATTTGTTCCGCTGTTAACATAACTTTTATTTTTTAAGATTAAATTCGATTTAATTCACTACCTGTTATATGTTCTGACTCGATATATGTACGCATTTGATCAAGTTGTTCTCTAATTCTTTCAATTGCTTCGTAACAACCATCTCGATTGCCTTGATTTAGAGTTAAATTTAAATTATTTAGACTAGCATCGATATTATCGATCTTTCTTAATGTTGCTTCTCTGTTTCTCATATGTTTATTTATAGTTTATAACTTATCACCCGTTTTACTCATTCGCGCGTTACTCGTTTCTTTCTATCTCCTTATTCTCTTTTCTCTTAACCCGTAATACTAATATACGTTAATATAGATATAAAACCAAGTTTAGGGTAAATACTCTCGAATCTTATTTTCAATAGATTTTAATAACATGCAATTTTCGTACTCTTCTAATGCTTCATAGAATTGTATAGTGGCTATTATGTTGTTAAGGAACTCTTCATTAGCCTTCATTTTAATAACATCAACGTGAAGACTTTTAGATAAATTAACATTTTTAATATAATTCCATGCTTTTCTAAACATTAACTCTTCCCCAGCTCTTTCCAATTCCTCAATATTGATATCCGGAGATATGTTTTTAAAGGTTTTAATAGTATATTTTTTAAAAAATAAATGGCTATTTAAAATTTTATTAAATCCACTTACCCAAAATAAAGGATGTTCAGAAAAATCCATCAATAACGATGTTTCTTCATA